AGGTAGGCCTGGTGGGGTTATTTCGTCTACCATTTGTTTGGCTCCGGTGGCTTAAGATGAGAGTCATTTCTGTCAACTAAAACAGGTTTTTGTTCTTTTTTGTTAATTTCTATTTCGCTTATGTTTTTAACATTAAGCCCAGTCTTATCTTCTAACACTATTAATGGATCTGCTAATCTGTGGTAACCGTATAGTTTTTGTGGTGCTGGCACGTCTGTATCTAACAAAGAAGATGAGGCTGCAACCTCTATTTGCATACCGCTATCTATACATTTTGATAGCCAAAACTCAACACACGCTCTGCCAGCCTCTGCAAAATGAAGATTGCCTTTATATGAAAAATCAACACCAAACATCTTTATGTTTGCAACTTCATTCCAGTATGCAAAAGCTATAGCATAGGCAACCGTATTATTAAGGTAATGACAGTTTGTTTCTCTTACTATTTGGCGTACTGGATAATCAACTAATCCCGGACATCTGTCATCCAGTTCACATGTATAAATAGGACCCTCGTGGTGTAACAATAGATCGGCCATACTAGAGGTTTGTCCACCAGCATCATCAGAGTCTAAGAATCTAGATGCTGGATCCATCATAAAAACCCTGTCGTGATAAATAACACTACCAACGGCATTGATAGCCCATACTTCGTCAAAATGTGTACCGTGTGATTTAGCTAGATTGTAATCAAACCAACTTTTCCCCATACCAACTATAGCAATAGTCGCCCCTTTCAAGCTTTCGATTTTTTCCATAATTTTTTAAGATACCGAAGTCCTCAACGAGTCGTATCGATATTCATCTCTTCTACCTCTTGCTTCTGATCTATTTTTCAATCTATCTATAGATGAAGCAAATCTTTGCTCATAAGCTTGTAGAAGATCTTGTTCCCCCTTCATAAATATATAAGCTTCGATTAAACTACCGTACAACAAGGCATTCCTGGCGTTATTAGATAGCCAGGTACCAGTTGTATCAGTAACCAGTGAATTGGGTTTGTATAAATAATGTAGCTCTACAGAGTAGTTTGCATCAGGCACAGGACTAACAATTATAGTGGAGCCGTTATTAGATGCTGTAGATAATTCCTTATCAAAATCTGCGTAATACTTGGGTAATCCTCGAAGTGTCGAATCTGTTGGATCTACAGAGAACTCACGCATAAATGTCGGATGTTTTTTATCTAAGTAATGATAGTCACCATTACTATCAATTACAGCCAAAGAAAAGCTCAATTGATAGTCATTTGGAGTTGTTAGATAGGTATTACCTGTAGTCAAAGAACCAGTTACATTTTTTCTGAAATAATCAAACTGTACCAAATCGAATATTCTGCTTTCAGCATTTTTTATAAAATCATCTAAGCTGTTTACGAAAGTAGTCTCTGTATTCTCAGTATAGTTTTGTATTAATGTTTTTAATTCTGCTAATGTCATGTTGTTTGTATTGTAACCTCACCAACAGCTCCTGTCATTTCACTAACGGTAAAGTTACTACCTATAGTTGAAGGATTTAAGGTGCTATATTTAAAAATATCACTGTTTACAACAACCACAAAACCTTCACCTACCTCATGATCGTTATTTGGTCTTGGTCGGTATAAGGCTTCTGGATCAGCAGTAGCTCTTAGCGGCTCTAATTGTGGATGTTTTGGTTCATAACAACTGTGACATACTTTCAAACCATTCCATTCTTCTCTAAGCTCTAATAACTTATATTCAAAACCGCATCTATCACATAAAGCTTTTGCAAATTTGCCAGTTGCGTACGCCATTAAAGAACTCTTAGTCTTGGCCTTACTTTAAATGAAGCTCTATCTTCATCTTGGTCTGCCGCTCTCCTAAATTCTTCTTCATACAAAGATTTAAGTTGTGGAGTAAGTTGTGGTGCTCTTTTTTGTGATATGTAATAAGCTAACCCAGCTACAAAACAAGGAAAAAATCTAAATGGCATATCCATAGTATTTGTTGCCGCATCTGCATCATCCATTCTAACAAGTTTGTTAAATACTAATACATCTGTAGAGTTCTCAGGTGCAGGCCATATTTTTAAAGATGGTGTGCTTAATTTATCTAAGAAAAATTGTGATGGTCTTGCTTTAGTATTTTTGTTTGGAATGTTGATATATTCTGATCTACTTATCCTATTCATGCTTATGTCTGTTTGCACATCATTAACTGTTCTACGTAGAACAACGTCCAAAACATCTATAATGTTTGAGTTAAGCGAATAGCTGCTGGTGCCTTCTGTAACCGTTTGCGTTGCCTGTTCTATAGTCCATTGATTAAGACCTCTGTTTGCCCATTCTGCTAACATTAAATTAGCTGATCTAATACCGCTTTTTAAATCATATCCTGTACGTAACTCTAAACCGCACCTTTCATAAGCTTCTTCTATAAACTCTGTTATATTGGGTTCAAAGTTTGTGCTTCCTGATAAAGCCATTACTTTTTCTTTTTAGCTTTTTTTAAAGATCTTTCGATTTGTCTAGCTTGTTTAGCATGTAACTTAGACGCACCTTTGAGTTCTTTTATGAGTTTTCTTTTTGCCGCTACACTTAATTCTGCCATTATTCTTTATCTCCTTGGCTATATAGATTATCAAATGTTATATCTGGATCCATATAGCTTTCATGTTTTTCAGCTGAGTGTATATATTGGCTAGGAGAAAAATCTGGTGGACCCTCTCCAGTACGCCATAAAGCTGGATTAGTTGCTCTAACTCTATTATTAGGTAAAGCTACAAAATTACCAGTATATTCACCAGCGTCCGTTAAGTATAGCACATGACTTTGTTTATGTTGTGCAGGATCATCAGCAATACTATGCTCTGTATAATCTACGGTAAACATATATCTACCAGTATAAAATTCACCACCTATTTTACATATCCAAGGTGATGAGCTGACCCTATCTAAAACAACAACAGAATGATGATGACTTAGACAATCCCAAGGTTGAGCCAAATGATCCTCCATAGGTTTTGGCCATTCTTCTAGCTTTATGTCAGCTACAAGTGCTTCTATCGGCATTCTTGCCCACATAGCGCCACCGTGTACGTTTTCATCAGGATAGCCTTCAAAGTCAGTTTCGCAACCTGTAAAGACAACTTGGAATGATAATGATCTATCTGGAATAGTGTTAACTGCAAACGCTAATGCGTGCAGGTATTCACCGTGATAGTTTTGATGATTTGCAGTAAATTCTCTACGAACCCAACATTTAAACTGCGGTATGTTGGAAATTAAATATGACATAGTTCCCCCTTATGTCTTAGTTATCTTACTCCGCCTTTTGCTCTATATTTAGACTGCTTGTTTGCACCCATTCCAGATGCATACTTTGATCTTTTCATGCCACCGCCACCAGCCATATATTTAGTATTCTTTCTAGAGTTACCTGGTCCTCCCTTAGACATATATTTAGGACCTTTCATAGGACCGCCTCCAGATTTATATTTTGTATTTTTAGCAGCACCGCCATTAGCAGCGTATTTTCTCCCTTTTACCCCGCCGCCTTTAGCATAATATTTAGTTCTTTTAAACATTTTTTTCTTATCTCCTAACGTATCGTAGTAACTTTTCTACGATCTTTCATAACGGCTCCACAACCCTTTGCTATGATGCCACCGCCTTTTAGTTTAGCACGATTTTGCTTAGACATGGCTCTTTCAATAGCCATTCCTCTTTTTTTCTCATAAGAAGAAAGCTTGCCATCTTTATTTAGATCTGCTTTTTCTGGATTTTTTAATTTAGCCATAACTTAATATTATCTTAATCTATCACGCATAACAATTCCTTGACCACGTATTGTAACTGGACCACCTGATTTTAATTTATTTGAAACCATAATTGGTCTACCTTTTCTATCTGGGTTTGGGTCTTTTTTTCTTTTGCGTGCGACTAATTTAGCTCTATCTTTCTTAGACATACTTTCAGCTTTTTTTCTTGGTAAGCATTTAGGTTTACCCTCTGCTTCTTTTCTACTACCACAAGATCCAAGTATTGTACCGTCAGCTCCAATCCTTACCCATTCTTCATCCAGCCAACTTTGTAATTGCCCTTTGCTCATCTTAATCTATCCGGCATAACTATACCTTGGCCTCTGATAGGACCACCAAACCTTTTGCCTTTGCGTGCACCGCCTTTATCTTTTTTGGCGTAATTTGGATCTTTGCAGTATTTTGAAGCAGCTAAATTAGCATAAGCGCTTGGATAAACATCAAAAGTTCTTTTAGCCCAGGCTTTACCCTCTGGACATATTTTACCTTTACTCTTTGCTTTCTTCGC